TAATTCTGAACCAAATGCGGTATTACGTAAGAAAATTAGGATTGCCTCTTTATCTTCTCTTGTTAAATCTTCAACAGGTACATCTTTAGTTAAAACTTTTCTTTTTAAAAGTTCTGTGACGATGTCTCCATTTGCCGCTAAGTTTGGTGAGGATAAAACATTCTCATCTGCGGCAGTTAGGTATGCTACCTTTAATGATTTCGTACCATTTGGATAGTATATACCTCTACTTGGTAATTCAACAACATCGTATTGAATTGTTGGGTCTATTCTATATTCGTTTTCCATACTGTTTAAATGTAACTATTAAATAGTATAAAGTAAAGTTTAAATAAAATAAAAAAGGGGATCCTTATAAAAGACCCCCTTGAAATATTTCGACAGATTATTTTTTTAGTATACTTGGATACATCTATCCATTCTTAATGTACAATCAATTGTTGCTAATGCATCATTGTTGTAATCTAACTCGTTGAAGTTCAAGTCAGTCATGAACGAACCTTGTAAAATCCATTTTTCAACCACAACACCTGTTGGGTCTAACATTTCTAATTCAATATCTTTTTTATACCCTGCAGCATAACCCATTCTTCCTGTTACTGATTCTGCGTGTAATCTAAACCATTCCATTAACGCTTGAGACGCTGATGGTCCGATTGGATCTTTAAACTTAACTCTTAATTCATTCCATACGAATCTACCTGCAACATAAGTTGAAGTATTTAAGAAAGGAATCTCTACTGAGTTGATTTTTGCACTCGGTCTAGCCGCTGATGTTACATACCACTCGTTGATACCCAATGATGAAGGGAACCTAACGATAAATCGGTTAACTCTTTTCGGTTCGTAAGGAACCGGCATTTTCATTAATAAATCTGCCATGTCTGTATTTTTGTTATATTTGTTATTCTATTATTATAAATATATCTCTTCACGAAATATTTTTCTTTTTTATTTGAGAACTACTTGACATTGTCAATTAATTTCCGTATTTTTTTATTACCCAGTAATTACTAGTATGAAATATAGGATATAAATTATATAATATATTAAATCTAGTATATATTAAACCAGTATATACTGGGGTCATCTCAATTTTTACTTTTGGATAGGGGAGAGTCGTTAGACCCTCCCTTTTCCTTTTTTATTCTATTAGATATTCTCAAATGATGCTCCTGTTGGAGTAATTAAGAATTCTACATCAATGAATTCAAGAGATCTAGTTGGTTTAACATAAATCTTACCTCTTAGTGTGTTCGCGTCTATATCTTCTGGATCGTTAGACACAACTACTCTAAATTCGTATAAACCTCTTTCTTTCTTAATAGATTCTAATATTGGGTTAACCAATCTTAAAAATTCATTTCTTACTTGTTCGTCATTTTGTTCAAATAACAATCTAACTGCCACCGCTGAAATTAATTTTCTCGCTCTTAATAATAATCTTCTTACGTTGATTCTATCAAGTGCAGACTCTCTAACTTGTAATGTTTTGTTACCCCAAATTATAGTACCCGTATCTGAGAACGTTGCAATTGGGTTAATTCTTGCATTATATAGATCATCTCTGTTATCTAACGTCAACTTCTTCTTCGCTTTGATTGCATTTACTAAACCTCTTTGGTATCCCGCTACTGCGAACCAAGGATAAGAAACGTTATCTGTTAGTGCGATATTCTTAACAACCTCACCTGTTGGTGGAATGTATAACTGAGTTGCATTGTCCCCATCTCTTACTTGTATCCAAGGCCAATATGTTGCCGTGTAGTTAGTATCTAAATCAACTTCATCCAATTGGTCAACTATTTCGTCAACATCTGAAGTGTTAGGTGAGTTAGTGATGTATAATGAATCCGCTCTATCACCTTCTATCATATCAATTGCTTGATTAGTTAATGAACTATGGTTATAGAAATCAATACCTGGTGTTGCAAATATGTTGATATCAACCGCTTCAGGATTAGAGAATGTTTCAATTCCCGCTAAATATGCGTAATAATCTGAGTTTCCAACAGTATCACTAAATACACCACCGTTAGATGTGTGTCCACTTACATAAGTGTTTTTACCAAAGATGTAACCATCTCCATTTGTTCTTGTTCCTCTGTAGATATCCCAACCATCAAAACCACCACAAACTGCGAATGTAAATTTTCTATATGATTTACTTTCTAATAAACCTTTATCATTTCCTTCTAAATCATACGGTGTTGTTTTAAAACCTGATATACCAGACGCCTGACTTGAAAGGTGGAAACTATGTGATGTTGAACTCGCAGCGTTTCCTTTATATTCAAATAAATCTCTATCGAAACCAATTTGAGATGATAAACCTAAAGTAACTTTTCTGATTTTATCTCCGTTAGTTTTTTGTTCTGTACCTTGTGAGTTATAAGAAACAACGTCACCCGCCACATTATATTTTGTTTTGAATAGTACGTTACCAACTTTAGATGTACCTAAGAAATCTGATGTAAATCCTTTAAATCCTGCAGGAAATGCATCTACAGGTGCATCTTCAGCCATGTTCAACATTATATATTTCGAACGTAACTCATACTCACCATCTGAAGTACCTATCTTTTTAGCGATGTAACCAGGTAGGTCAGGGTTCATTGTACATCTTGAGAATTTTTCAAGTACTGAAATATTATTATCAGTATCATTAAAATCTCTAATTATCAAATCAAACTCACCTGAATCAAGGTCAATATTCTGAACTTGAATTTTTAATTGTGTGTTTGCAGCATTTCCATCTGATATACTAATTACACTGAATAGGTCGGAAACAATACCACCTCTCACTTCAGATACAACTGTTGGTGATGCTGGTGTTTCCCATTGATTTAAATAATCGTTTCCTACGTTATGTGAAACATGTGTAATGTCTAAACCTCTAACAAGTCCTTGTCCGTAAAGTGCTGATAATAATTTTGGATACTCTTCAAAAACATAAAGAGGTACTTCATTTTTCTTCTTATCAAAATTAGTATTACCCAATACTTTAGAAACATATTTAGTAGATGATGTATTCAACGTACATGTAAATGATTTAGCACCACTTGTAGAACCTGTAACATTAAGTGTAAATTCTGATAGTGGGTCGGTCCCTAAAGTGGATGACGCAATACTTATGTCACTTGATGAACCTAATTCAAGGTTTAATGTTTGTCCTTGGTACGATCCTCTTGATCTTAGTGATAGTACCACTATATTGTCGTAGTCAGAATTTACTGAAGCATTATAACTAAACTCTGTTATTTTGAATCCGTTATCTGTCTGATCCCAAACAAAAAGGTAAGAACTTACACCCGATACTACTCCAAGACCGTTTTCTGTAAAATAAGTGTTATACCAATTGTTATTGTTGTTTGTTCCTATTGGTCCCGCTATCTGTAAAGACGATCCCAAACTTAATGTTTCTGCCCCATCAACTAAACCAATAGTAAACCATGATCCGTCAGCTAAGACACCTAAATTTGTAATCCAGTCAGACATAGAACTTCCATCATTTGCTGTCTTCCCACTTAGGTTTTCAAATAATGAATAAGTTGAAATATCTAAACCAGTTCCTATAAGTTCCTCTACCGTATTTGTAGTTCCACCTGTAAGGTCTACTGTTATTCCGCCTAATGTTTTAATTGCGTATGTTATTTTTGGTACGTAACCCGTCAAACCTAAAACTCTTGTTACAAATAATTGGTTAGATTCTTGAAGGTATGATTTTGCGACATAACCCAATTCGTATTTTGGGTTACCGTCCGAAAATTTAGTTGGTGAAGTAGGTCCAAAATATGTTTTGAATTCGTCAAAATTTCTTATTAGAATTGGTTCAAATGCAGGTCCTTTTAGTGCCTCACCTGATAACCCTAATGTGGTCACACCCACACTTTGTGCTACGAACGTTAAATCCTTTTCTGAGGTATATACACCTGGAGAAACGAATACTCTGTTTGAATTTGCCATCGATTAACTTTAATTATAAATTTTTATTGTTTACTATAAATATCTTAGTTTTTAGTAAAGAGTTCCCAAGTTTTCTATTTTGGGATATTTAAAGATATTTTTTTATCTATATTTATCTTTATGAGCGATAAAACCCCCAAAAAAATTAAAATAAGTCAAAAACACCACGATATCTTAAAAAAGTATTGTGATGATAATGGTTTTAAAATTTATAAAGTTGTGGAAAAGTGGATAGAAACCAATTGTGTGGATCGAAAAAGAGGTTTATACGGTGAATAGGTTTCTGCCAATTAAAATACATATCATGTATGTGTGGCGGGTTTGTGCCAATTAAAATATAAACCCAGTGGGTTAAAATAAAAACCCAAAAAACCCAGTGGGTTAAAATAAATAAGTAATACCTATTCTTGAACCAATTCGAGGAGTTCCATTTAGTGTTACTTCAGTACCACCCGTAATATCGAAATCACTACCTTCTTCTAATAATAGACCGTTTAAATCTAAACTAATAACACTATCTATATTGTTTACTGTAGTAAATGAAAGACCACCTCCTGAGTAGTCAAAATATTCTGTAGATACCTGTCTAACATTCCCGTCGGAATCGACAAAAACACTTGACCTACCTTTGTAATAAGTAATTGTTACTTTGGACCCTTCTCTCGGAGGTTCAACAAAACTTATTTTAGAAGTTAAAGAAACATGATTAAATTCAACACCCCTTTCTTGTAGTAATCCATTAATGGTGGTATTAAAAAGTATACCTATCGTTTCACCCACACTAAAGATTGTTTGTACTCCATCAGCAGTGAAATTAGCGACAGTAATCTCTAAATTCTTAGTTAAATATTTTTTCTCAAAATTATTACTTTTAATAAACTCATTCATTAAAAATAATCTACTAACTGCGGGTTTCACTTCAAATTCTTCATCGTCTATAATAAAACCTAATAAAGTGAACTTATAGTTTTGGACGTAGAATCTTCTTGTTTCTAAATTCACGGGTGTGTTGTCTTCTATATTATCTAACACTATTGGGACATAATGTCCTTTTACCGTGGTATATGCCTGTCTTGAAGTAAACTTCTGTAATATTATTTGATTAAACTTATTTAAATCTCTGAATTTTGTACAAACAATAGTAATATCGTAACTTATATCAATAGGGACAGGTTGAGGTATCTTATATATGTCAGCACCTACCTGAGTACCATTCCATGTCGGTACTGTGGCGTAGTGAAATTGTTGTCGATCAGGTATAGTTCTCTGTAAACTCGGATTAGTACCAAGTTGTACATCTGGTTTCCTTATGACACTTATAAAAGGTAGAGACGGATTACCATCTAAATCTGAAAAATTCCACGTGTTTGTAAACTCACCCCATCTTTGAAGTGTCAAAATTTTAGGTATGATGGGAATTTGTACACCGTCCGAAACGACTACAAAATTCTTTTTAACAAAATCTAACATACCCAAGTCCAAATCATCATGTAATACCGAATCAGGAAGATAGGAATCACCTTGAGTGATCTTATCGAGTAATTCCTGTCGCCTACCCATTAACTCATTACCTTGATAAACCTTTATGTTATTTTTTCTTTTTGGTATTGCCATTATTAAATTCCTCTAAATTCCGATTCTTGTGCTGGTACACATGTTATTGTTCTGTAATGTGGTTTAAACCCAAACATATTATGTCTATTGTCAGATGTTACTTTACCGTCATTTGAAACTGTATAATATCTAACTTTATCTTCTGTTTCAGGATATGCAATAAAATCTCCGTATTTTATGTCAACCCCTAAATCTTGTAAATGACTTATGTAAACAGATACGGTCATATTACCAGGCTCTATATAACGGACTAAACCGGGTTTGTAAGATTCATTTTTAGGTGGTTCTATTTTAACTAATGCGTTGAACTCGATAGGTGGGAAAAACTTTATTTGATCTTTCCCGACTTCAGCATATACAGCATCAGTATCTGTACTCTCAGTATCAACACGGTAGAGTACCAATTTCATATTTAAATCCCCATGAAGATATTCCTGACCTATTTGAACATTAAAGTCAAAGTCTTCCTCAGAGAAGAATTTACTCATTCTTTTAATTGGTAATTTTTTACTCATATAGATAAATAGTTTAAAAACTGATTTGAATTCCTTATATTTAGTTTATACATGGGAAAGTTATTACCCGAAATACAAGCAAGGGAGATTGTAACAGGATATACAGGTTATAATAACCATATATTGGACCTAAAACATAAATTCGAAAGATCGAAAAATTATAGTTTAACTCGTCCACAGTCAGACTACGTCATAAAATATCATGAGGTAGTACCTAAAGTTGCTCGAAAGTATCTATCAATTGCAAAGTCCTTTGGTACTAAACTACAAGAAGACAGACTACTTATGAAACCCGTCGAACAAGTTTGGGTGGAGAAATTACTATGTGAGAGTGATAAGGCATATAATATATGGGGGAACTTAACTAATGATATGAAACCCATATCTATGTGGATACCGAAAGCGTCTGTTATTCAAGAAGAGAAGACCTTAGACCGTGAAGTAGATTATAGTCCATATTCTCACAGACCTCCAATGGAACACCAAAAAATAGCAATAGAAAAATTATTGGCCAACAATAAATTTATTCTTGCCGACGATATGGGGTTAGGGAAGACTACA